GAAGAAAAAGAATCCCTAAGAGAAGAATTAAAGACAGTGTTGGATGAAATGGTTTATAGCAAGCTTGCTGAACAAGAAGCCACCTTAACAGAAAACGTTAATAAAGTCAATGCCACAATTCCAGCTGGCATTTTTGTGGGGTGATAAGCAATGGCTAGCAAAAAGTGGTCACAGCCAGCAAACCCTCCCCCGCCCTTGTTTTTGGGCGAGAAAGAGAGGAACCTAGTAAAACAAGTTAATGATGAGCTAATTGAGCGAGTCATTGGGCAACAAGTTCTTTATTATCCAATAAGTCTCGACCATACAGACTTTCATCCTCTTTATGGCGAGGCGATAGAAAAAACATTCTTACCACCAATTAGGATTTATGCCCTTGTTGACTGGGAAGGACAAGAAACAACGAATACTAGTGCAGGAATTGACAAACGATCCAGCATTACAGTCCACTTTCACAAGAGGAGACTTACAGAAGATCAGGATTTATTTGTTAGGGAGGGAGACTTTGTGCTTTATGGTTCTTTTCATTATGAGATCGCAACTTTAAACGAAACAAAACAGATTTTTGGTCAAGTTGATCATAAAATGGAAATATCGGCCAAATGTATTAGGGCGCGCAAGGGCTTGTTTGATGCCAGCTAATTTAAAAGAAATACCATTCATGCCATCGACGCTGGAGACGATCGATTATGCCATGTATAAGTGGCTTAATGAAGAGTTGAATCTCCACACAACAACGAATGAAGGGTGGAAAAAAGTACCGGTCATTTGGGCAACTGCAGAACGCGGTGTGCAGTCAAGAGAAGACAATAAACTAAGAGACCTCGATGGCACGCTCATATTGCCCCGCATTGTGATAGATAGAACCAGTGTGGTAAAGGATCTAACCAAGAGGGGCAGCGCTTGGGCCAATATGCCAAGGGTCAACGATGAACAGGGCGGCTCAATAACCATCGCGAGAAGAATAAAGCAAGACAAAACTGCAAATTTTGCAAATGCAGATTCTAAAAGATTGGCCGGCGATGTTGCTGGCAATAGGCAAGTAAATTTTCGCAGGCGAGATTCAAATGGGAGAATTATATCAAGTAACAAAATTGTATATGAAACAATTACCATACCTATGCCGGTATATTTAGATATTACTTATTCGATCATGATTAGAACAGAATATCAGCAACAAATGAACGATTTAGTCACTCCTTTTGTGACAAAGACAGATGGAATCAATTATTTTATAATTGGCCATGACGAACATGAGTATGAATCTTTTATTCAGGGAGACATGGCCTTGGAGAACAATGTTGCTTCTATGGAAGCAGAATATAGAAAATATGAAACAAAAGTTGATATAAAGGTTTTGGGGCACATTATGGGCGAGGGCAAAAATTCAGAACAGCCTAAAATAGTTATAAGAGAAAGCGCCGTACAGCTCAGGTTGCCCCGTGAAAGGGTTATTACAGGAGACACTCCAGAACATATTGATGATCGGGGCTCTTATACAGAATAGGGCCAATTGTTCGGGCCGTCTAGGCACTTGTCGTTGGCTCAGGTTTTTATAGAGATTGATATTCTTTTGAGATTCCAATATACTATTTATTAGAGAAATGTGCTAGTTCACAACCACAAGGAGATGACATCAAATGGCAGAAGACAGAAAGTTTAACTTCGTTTCACCTGGAGTATTTATTAGAGAAATTGACAATTCGCAGGTACCATCCGCGCCGCTCGAAATAGGACCAGTTATTATTGGTAGGATGCGCCGCGGCCCCGGGATGCGCCCCGTGAAGGTTGGTGGCTTGTCAGAATTTATTGAAATTTTTGGTAATCCGGTTCGCGGAGGCCAAGCCGACGATATTTGGAGAAACGGAAATACTCTAGGGCCGACTTATGCTGCTTATGCTGCTTATGCCTGGTTGTCCAACAATAGTGCAGCCACTATTGTTAGGTTGTTGGGCTCTCAACATGACAGTGCTGTTACAGATTCCGGCGAAGCCGGGTGGAAAACAGAAAGCATTGTCCCGCAGGCCGGCGGCGCCAATGCTTCTTCTCAAAGCACAAGCACCAATGGTGGTGCTTTTGGTATCTTCATTGTTGACAGTGGTTCGACCGGCAAAGATGGCTTAATTCCTAATTCAGCCCCAGGTCGTGGCGCCGGAGACGGCGATCGTGTCTCTACCGGCGCCGGCGTGTTAGCTGCTGTTCTTTATGCCAAGAAGGGCACCTATTTTACTCTTTCTGGTACTTCTCCCAACACTACTCATGGCGCCAATAATGCTGCAGCACAGTATATTGAAAACCATCTCAGTACTGACAAACAATTTAAGCTTAATATTCGCAACGATGGCGGCGCTTCTGGTAATAGTGCCATGAATGAAGATTATATTATTAGTTTTGGTGGCCCCACGAACAGCAGGTATATTCGAAAGGTTTTAAATACCAATCCAACAAAAACCAATACAGCAATTGTGAGTGCTGGCTCGGCCAATGCAACCGCTAGTTATTGGTTGGGAGAAACTTTTGATGGAATGGTTAATAGATATATTACTGGCTCTTCTCAATATGCATGGATTGGCGCTTTGCACAATACCGCTTCAACTGAAAACCATGCGGACCACAGAGTGGGTTCAACCGAAGCCAGGACTGGCTGGGTGATTCCCCAAGATCGCGGTGATAATACTGGAAGCTTTGATATTCAAAAACTACAAAAGCTCTTTCGCTTTATCGCCAGGGACTCTGGAGAGTGGGCGCAAAAGAACCTTAAGGTTTCGATTACAAACATTAAAAAATCAACGAATTTAAGCAACAAGTACGGCACGTTTACTGTTCTTGTTCGAAAAGCATGTGACACAGACACTAAAGTTAACATAGTTGAGAGATTTAGTGGTTGCAATTTAAATCCTAATTCTAAAAACTTTATTGGTAGAAAGATCGGTACCATGTATGAAACATGGGATGACGATCAACGGCTTTACAGACTGTACGGCCAACATCCCAATATCTCGAAATATGTTTATGTCGACATGCATGCGGACATTAAAGACACTGGCCCGCCCGCAGAAGACTTACCCTTTGGATTCATTGGGGCCCCTCGATATAGAAGGTTCGCCGTCAGCGGTGGTATAGGTCATCGAGAATTCTTCTCTGTCGATCGCGCCGGCGTAACTGGGATTTCCTCTGGTGACTCGACGTTCAAACCAATTATTGCTGCGTCTGGCAACCTACCTCACCCGGGCCTGAGTCTGTACAACGGCCCGGGCCCCGTCAGGGCAACCCTCGTCGATGCGATTGATGTAGCTGGCGTTGCAGAGGGTGATGCGTTTACAATGACGGTTCCTGTCGCCGCCGGCGGAGAAGCAGGCCCGGTCGCTCACCAGTTCTTATTTTCCACCACCTCCGCCGTCGAGGACAACGAAGTGGTCACCACTTTTGGTATCTCCACCGAAGCCGCGGTCTCTGATGTAGCCACAGCTACTGCCGTTATTGACGCTATAAATGGCTCTTCCTCCCCCCATGTGAAATATGGTGCCGCCAACCTCGGCTCAGTTCTTACGGCCAACACACTGGGCCTCACAGCGTTTACAGGTTCCACTACGACAAAAGTTTCTCTAACCATGATCAACGCCGGAACGGCCGGAAACGTGGCAAACGTCCTCGCAGCGAATGAAGGCTTCGAAGAGGGATCCCTCCTTCTTATAACTGCTTTCACTGGAGGTCTCGATACCAGCCGCGTTGTCGACGCGAAAGTCACAGGCATGTCGTCCCCATGGGTGGATACTTACTTGTTCCCCGCCCCGTTGTTGAGGGTTTCCGCTTCGGAAGCTGGGACTCCTCGACACAAGGATGCCTATTTTGGCGTCTCGACGGACATTCCTGGCAAGGTTGGCAAGTTTGATGAAAGCTATTGGGATATGACCCGCTTGTTGTCAACACACTATGTTTCTAGTGGCGACGTATCTGTCAGTTCGAATACAGATACATTAGAAGATTCATACTATTTCTCACTGGACGATCTAAAACTTGTTCCCGGAATGCCCATCGCATCTTCGGCTGTTTGGGCTTCTGGATCTCGTAAAAATGGAGGCTCAGCGCGAGGTACTAGTGACTATGGTACCACGCTTTTGGATAACGAGTGGAACAAATTCACCATGGACCTTCATGGCGGCTTTGACGGCTTTGATATCACTGAGAAAGAGCCTCTGCGGAATTCTATTCTGGATGCTTCTATTTCTACACCAAAAGAACGAAATAGTTATGAATATAACACCGTTAAGAGGGCTATCGATACCGTCGCTGACGCGGAAGTGGTAGAAATGAATTTGCTAACCATTCCTGGGCTGTGGCAAGAGGACTTAACGGATCATGCAATAGCTATCTGCGAAAGCCGCGGTGATGCTCTTGCAATTGTCGACCTCAAAGGAGACTACACAGCTGACACAGAAGGCACTACGTCTGAAGAAAATCGTGTTGGTAATGTGGATGAGACAATTAGCAATCTTCTTGCACGGTCTGTAAATAGCAGCTATGGCTGTGCTTATTATCCATGGCTCCAAGTTCAGGATCCCCTAACACGTCTTGGTGTGTATGTGCCGCCCTCGGTTATCGCTCTGGGTGTCATGGCCTCTTCGGAGAAGAAGAGCGAACTTTGGTTTGCCCCGGCCGGCTTTAATCGAGGTGGCCTAACTCGCGGCGCCGCAGGATTACAGGTTATCAATACTACGCAGCGCTTAACCGCAGCGGAAAGGGACAAACTCTATTTGGCGAACATTAATCCGATTGCCACTTTTCCAGCCGAGGGTCACGTAATCTTCGGCCAGAAGACTTTGCAAATTACGCCATCTGCTCTGGATCGCATCAATGTCCGTCGCTTGTTGATTTTTATTAAGAAACGAATATCCAGGCAAGCG